GGGATTTGGGGGTACCGGTTCAGCAAATGTCGGGGGATTGAAAATTGTTCCGCAGTCAGCTGTTGAGAGCCAACCTCGAAAATTATCAACATCAAAGTCCTGCAGCTCAGCACGAGTGATATCATCCATCCACTCGGCAGGCTCATTGGGGTACTGTCTCGAGGCATCCATGTCCACTCCCCAGGTGCCGAGGACATTTCTGAACTCAGTTTCCGGAAGCGGATACAGTTGCAAAGCTCGCTGCACGAGCTCGCCTATGATCGGAGTGTTCTTGTCGGTCAGGGAGAAGCTAAACGCTTTCTCTTGCAACTTTTGCTGTGCTGTCACTTTGCCCGGAAGTTTCGCGGTCAAGTGAAATTTAGTCAACTGGCGTCGAATATCACAGCAACTGTTGTTGTCTCCGTACCAAACGTCGGGCCCATAACGTCTGGCTAGGAAGGCAACCCCTGGTTGTCCTGGCTTGATAACCTGTAAATCTAGCTTCTGACCTACCAAGGACGCGGCGCGGGCGGCGGTTTGCGGGTCTACATCCGTGTCGAACCCATCGTCTCCCCCATAGATGCCAAGCTTGTACCATGCCTCGTCAGGCGACAAACCTTGCATCCGGTAAGTGAGGAATGCGATGAAAGCCGTATCGAGTGTGTTGCCACAACTCGTATCGGCCCCTCCGGACAGACGGTGGTACTCAGTGTGATACTGAATTCCAAACACCGTCTTGGCCCTGAGGTGGTGGTGCCGATCCATCACTTCAAGGAACTGGACGTGGTACTGCTTCTGGAAGGCAGCCGTATAAGTCTTCCGTTCTAGGAGGTGCAACGCCTTGCCATGGCGTCCGTCCATCCTACTGAAATCCTTGTTGGCCCCATTGACTGTGGCCCTTTGGGCTACCTCCGCTACGCGGTCAGCCACCTCCACAGGTGACTTTCCAAATGCATACCACGGCTGGTTCTTCATGATGTTGTCGGTGAAGGAGTACAAGAAGCGCGCGTAGTCCCGCTTGTCTGGACCGCAAATGGTCGAGATTCCGCGGGGATCATTCACGCTCCCATAAGCCTCCTTCTTCACAAATTGGTTCGTTACTCCGGTCGGTCCAATGTGCTCAGCCTCAGCCAGAATCGCTCTCTGGCTAGGCTTGGACTGTCTGTTGTAAACCTCCTCAACGTCCACTGGGTGCAATTTGTTCCGCATGTGGTCTGGTATCAACGCTGCTATGAACTCGTCCATTGTGTCCAGCATAAACTTAGACACAGGCAAGTCTTCGCAGGTGACTTCCTTCACACGCTTCTGCACCATTCGGTCCTCATTGTTCTTGCAAACATCAGGAACGAATCCCCCATGCAGCAGGGGTTCCATGAACGCTATCATCCCGGGTTTCGCGTCTTCGTCGAGTTCTGCGGGTCTGGCCACATACTGGTAACGCCGCACAGCGTCAACCATCGATACCCTTTCCTTCGTAGGGGCACCACTCAGATGGAATTCCAGTAGCACTTCAGATCCAACACGTGAGATCGGCCAACCTTCCAAGTCTACGTCCAATTTGGACAAAACTGTTTGTCGGGTTAGTTTCCCACTGATCGTCCGGGCCGTGCTGGCAATGATGGCATCCACGCTAGCTGGTACGGAACTGCTAGCATAGTCGCCAACAATCCCGGTGACCACCTCTAGTCCACCGGGCTTGCCTGGCTTGTCGATGAAGAACCTGACGTATTTGCCAGTGACGGGGTTGAAGCGCTGTAGCGCCC